CTTGTGGTCGAACCGAGAGGACACGATGCGCGAGGCGGTGGGCGAACTGAAGCCAGACGGCGTGACTTACTTTGTCACGAACGGCGCATGGTCGATGTACGAGCTGCTCCACTACCTGATAAAGCAGACAGGGCCAGCAGCGGTCGATGCATTCACGTGGAACCTTTCGATGAGCGCAGCCAACACGATAATCAGACTGCGGGAACAAGGATACATAACCAGCTTCAGATTTCTGATCAACAGCATAATGCAGCGGTTCATGATGGAGGCGATAAGCGTCCTGCAGAGGCACTGCGAGAAAATAATCCTTTTCCCGAACCACGCAAAAGGATTCCTGCTCAAGAACGACCAATGGACGGTGAGCGTCCTAAGTAGCGCGAACTTCAGCAACAACCCGCAGATAGAAGGCGGCGTGATTTCCTGCAACCCTGCCGTTTACAAGATGCACAGGCGGTGGCTCGACCCGCTGATGGAGAAGAAGGAACTGCTGGCATCGGCACGGGTGGAGCCGCGAGACCTTCCGCCAGAGAAGGAGCGCAGAGACGTGCCGACGCTCTACCTGATACGCGGGCTGCCAGGAAGCGGGAAGACGACACTAGCGCAGGGAATCGCGGAGGTGGTCTGCGAAAACGACGACTTTTTCACGGAGCAGGACGGAAGCTACCACTTCCAGCCGAGCGAACTGGAGTACGCCAAGGCGAGCTGCCTCGGCAAATGCCGACTGGCGATGGAACAAGGCGTGACGCACATCGCCGTCAGCAACACGTTTGTCCACGAAGAAGGACTGAAGCCATACCAGGAACTGGCGGCGAAATACGGCTACGTTTGCCACGTGATGACGGTCGAGAACCGCCAGAGAACCGAGAACATCCACGGCGTGAAATGGGACGCGGTGGAGCGGATGAAAAAGAACTTCAGGGTGAGGCTATGAAGGAAGCAAGGGAAGACATTGGATGGCAGACTGCGGCAACAGCAATGGCAGTGTTCCTGATGAACATACTGGCCGCGAAGACGATCTGCAGATTCAGATGGCTGGCCATTGACGCGGGAATAACGGTCTCCTGGATTCCATACGCGGCCAGCGACATCGCGCTCTGGCGCAGAGAGAACTGGAAAGCATCATACGCAGGACTGGTGGTGGCATTCCTGGCGACGCTGGCGGCGACGGTCATAATCAGGATGCCAGGACAATGGGAGCCGAGACTGGAACCACACGCCGAGGCGATAGGCTGGCTCTTCGGAGACACCCTGACCGCGACCTTGGCGACATTCGCAGCGACGGCTGCAGGACTGGCCGTCAACATCGCAATCCAGACGGCGATGCGAAGACTGGACAAGGGATTTCTGGCATTCGCAGCAAGGGCGGCGGTTTCGACACTGGCCGCGCAGACGGCGGAAAACCTGGCGTTTGCCGCGCTTTTCAGCATTCCCGTCTGCGGATGGACGGCAGGACAAGCAACAGGCGCGGCATTGGCAGGCGCACTGGCGGAGCAGCTCGTGGAAGCGGCGGCTTTGCCGATAATCTACAGGATGGCAAGACGATGACAGAGGAACAATACCAGGCGATAGAAGACTGCGGCGCAGCCGAAATGCTGGTCAGCGAGACCTGCGAAATAGTGGAGATAACCGAGACAGACTTCTACGGAGACCCAGAGGCGGTGCGGCGTTTCCACAAGGGGCAGCTTTTAAGCAAGTTGAAGATACGCCAGGCGGTGGTGCGCATGGCGAGGGAAGGCGTGCCGCAGATGGTCAAGCTCTACCAGGACTTCACCAAGGAGACTGGGCTGTCGTTCACCAAGGACGATGATCCAGCAGCGCAGGACGGGCAGCCGCAGCAGGATGTGGAGCTGGATATGTCGGCATTCGGAGAGATACCCAAGCCAGACGAGGCGGGAGGCGATGAATAATGGCGTTAGACCCGAAAAAAGTAAGCAGGGAGCAGCTGGAAACGATAATGAGGGCATACGGGTGCCGAAACTTCACCCAGGAGATGCTCCAGAAAGACATCGGCGAGGGATTCCCGCTGAACGAAGACGGGACCGTGGACATTTTCGACTACGCGGCGTTTTTGCTCGGCGTTCCGACGGAACCGAGGGAATACACGCCACCGACCGACGCGTTCAACCCAGAGAGCGTCAACCCGACCGCGCTGGCAGGCTGGCTCACACTTTACAACCACCTGGGCATGGAGATAAAGCGCGGACGGCTCACGTCGATGTTCCAGCAATACGGCACCAGGCTCAAGGCGAAGGACAGCGAGCGAAACATCAACTTCATGAAGCTGGTGGCGTTCACGGCGGGCCACCGCATCAAGCGCAACCCACCAGAAACAGCATACGAGCGGAAGAAGGCGCAGGAAAACGAACGAAACAAGGCCGCATCGGCGGCGAGCCGCGACATCGGCGAACTGCCGAAGGTGGCGGACCCGCAGCGGAAGGAGGACTGCAAATACGACTTCAAGGGTTTCTGCGAAAAATACTTTGCAAAGACCTTCAAGAAGAAATGGAGCGACGACCACCTGCGGTGCATCGAGAAGATAGAGGGCGCGGTCCTGCAGGGCGGTCTTTTTGCGCTGGCACTTCCGCGAGGAACGGGAAAAAGCAGCCTCTGCGAGACGGCGGTCATGTGGGCGATGCTCTACGGACACAGGGAGTTTGTGACGCTGATCGGCGCGACCGAAAGCGCGGCGGAGGAAATCCTGGACAGCATCAAGATAGAGCTGGAGACCAACGACGACCTGGCTGCGGACTTTCCAGAGGTCTGCTACCCGATACAATGCCTGGAAGGGATCGCCAACAGATGCCCAGGACAGATGTACAAGGGAAAACGGACGCGCATCACCTGGACGGCGAACGAGATAGTCCTGCCGACCATCGAGGGCAGCGCGGCCAGTGGCATCATAGTGCGGGTGACGGGCATCACGGGCCGCATTCGCGGAATGAAATACAAGCGGCAGGACGGGCGCACGGTGCGACCGACGCTGGTCATCATAGACGACCCGCAGACGCGGGAGAGCGCGGGCAGCATCGAGCAGAACCGAAAGCGCGTGGCCACCTTGGCGGCTGACATCCTCGGACTGGCGGGGCCAGGGCAGAAGATAAGCGGGATAATGCCCTGCACGATCATCCGACCAGGCGACATGGCCGACCAGATACTCGACAGGCAGCTTCACCCAGAATGGAACGGCGAGAAGGCCAAACTGCTCTACGCGATGCCGACGAACAAGAAGCTCTGGGACGAGTACAGCGAAATCAGGGCGGACTGCCTGCGCGAATACGGCAACTTCGACAAGGCCACCGAATTCTACAGGGAACATCAGGCGGAGATGGACGAAGGGGCGGTGGTCGGATGGACGGAGCGGTACAACGAAGACGAAATCAGCGCGGTCCAGAACGCGATGAACCTGCTCTACCAGGACGAAGCGGCGTTTGCATCGGAGTACCAGAACGAACCGCTGGCCGACGACCTGGGCGAGGAGGCGACGCTGTCCGTGGACGCGATATGCCAGCAGACGAACGGACTGGAGCACGGGCGGGTGCCATTGGCGGCGAACCACGTGACGATGTTTGTGGACGTTCAGAAGGCGGTGCTTTTTTACACGGCGGTCGCCTGGGGAGACGACTTCACAGGCGCGGTGATAGACTACGGCACCTGGCCAAAGCAGCTGGCACGGCGGTTCACGCTGACCAGCGTCACGCCGACGCTTCAAGACAAATTCCCGAAGGCTGGCCTGGAAGGCCAGATTTTCAGTGGCCTGACCGCATTCTTCGACGAGATAATGCCGAAGACCTGGCTGCGCGAAGACGGAGCCGAAATGACCATCGAAATGGCGATGATAGACGCAAACTGGGGCGACAGCACGGAGACGGTGTACCAATTCTGCAGGACAGGCAAATGGAAGGGACGCGTCCTGCCAGCGCATGGACGGTACATCGGGGCATCTAGCAAGCCGATGAGCGAATACCACAAGCACGCGGGCGACAAGGTGGGGCTTAACTGGCGCATTCCGAACGTGGCGGGACGCAGAGCGATCAGGCACATAATCTTTGACACCAATTTCTGGAAGAGTTTTATTCATTCCAGACTGTCGGTGGCATTGGGAGACAAGGGCGGACTAACGCTCTGGGGAAGGATGCCACTCCAGCACGAGCTGTACGCAGAACACCTGACGGCGGAATACAGGGTGAAGACAACGGGCATGGGGCGAACCGTGGACGAATGGAAACTGCGGCCAGACCGAAAGGACAACCACTGGCTAGATTGCACCGTGGGCGCGGCGGTGGCCGCATCTTACCTCGGTTGCAGCCTGGCGACACAGATGCAGCAGATCAAGCGGCAAAGGATAAGGCTCTCCGAGAAAGCGGCGACGGCGATTCAAGGCGCGACGG